TTTGACATGAGCTACCCGCGCGGAGCCGAGAGCTACGCGCGTCGGCTCATGGACATCACGGGCGAGGCGATGGTCAGCCACAACCTCGCGGGCGATGCGCCGCGCGCGGACGTGAGCATGACCGAGGACCTCTACCCGTTCCGCAACGTGCGCGCCTCGTACGCGTACTCGGTCGACGACCTCGAGCGCGCGGCCTTCGCGCGCGTGGCCCTGCCCACGTGGAAGCGCGAGGCGTGCATCGAGGTCATAGCGCGCAAGATCGACTCGATCGGCCGCTCCGGCACCGTGAGCGACACCGAGGGCGCAGCGAAGCTCACCGGCCTCTTCAACAACGCGAACGTCCCGGTCCTCACGCTGACGAACGGCGAGTGGCTCACGGAGACCGACGCGGCGAAGATCATCGCCGACCTCGACGAGATCGAGGCGACGATCATCACGCAGAGCAAGGACACGCAGCCCGACGCGTACACGCTCATTCTGCCGACCCTCTACGAGGGACGGCTGACCACGATGCGCGCTGCGACGGACTCCGACATCTCGGTGATGGAGTTCTTCCTCCGCCGTTCGCGGCTCATCCGGCGCATCGTGCGCTGGGGCTCGCTCGACAGCGCGGTCTCCCCGGAGATCAAGGCCTCGGACGCGCCGCAGGCGGTGTGCATGCCGATGGACCAGTCGCGCGCCGGCATCTACTGGCCGATGCCGATCTCCTACGAGGAGAACACCCCGCAGATGAAGGGATGGGAGTGGCTCGTCGAGGCTCGCGCCCGCCTGGGCGGCGTCGAGTTCAGCCGCCCCTTCTTCTCGCTCTACGTCGAGAACCTCGACTGAGCTGAGCACCCATGAACCTCACCAACGCAGGCAAGGGAAGCATCACGCTGCCGCTCCGAGAGGGGCCGGACGGTGCGCTCTTCCCTGCCCGCGTGCGTCGCGACGGCACGCTGGCGCCGGCCGTGCCGTGCATCGTGGCCTCGAGCGAGAGCATCGAGATCCCCTCGTGGTACCTCGACGCGCTCCTCGAAGAGCCTGGCCACGCGGCCCGCATCGAGCGCGGGCAGATCGTCATCACCCACGAGCAGCCCGAGCCCGAGCAGGTCTCGCAGCCCGAGCCCGAGCAGGTCTCGCAGCCCGAGCCCGAGCAGGTCTCGCAGCCCGAGCCCGAGCGCCGCCATCGGAAGCGTCGAGGCTGACATGCCTCTGACGCGCACACAGTTCTTGACGCGTCACCCGGAGTTCGCGAAGACCGACGGGACGCAGATCGACGCCGCCCTCACCGACGCAGCGAACGCGCTCGACGAGGACGTGCTCGCAGGCGAGTTCGATCGCGCGTGCGCCCTCTACGCCGCGCACTCGCTGTCACTGAGCCCGGCCGCGCAGAAGGCGCGGCTCAACGCATGGAGCTCCGAGACGCCCTACTCGGCGCAGCTCGACGAACTGCGGCGCAAGGCGGGCACCTCCTACCGGCTGATCCTCGACTGACCATGGCACCCCGCGCTCACGCTCGCGTTCGCGACATCGACCGAGGCTTCCGACGCTACCGTCGTGAGGCAGCGGGCGTATCCGTCCCGCGCCTGGTCGTAGGGGTGACCGAAGAGAGCGGCCGCGAACGGCACGCAGACAACGGCGCGACCTCGGCCGCGGTCGCGCTGTTCGTCGAGTTCGGCACGCGACGCCAGGCGCCGTCGCCATTCCTGCGCACCGCGGCGCACACGGTCTCCGGCGACGCGCGAGACGCGTGCATCGTGGTGGCCGAGCGTGGGCCCAGTGCTGCCGCCGCGCGCGACGCGCTCGATGCGCTCGGGCGCGAGGCTGCCGCTCGTGTGCGCGACCAGGTCGAGGCGATGGGCCTCGTCGACGAGGGCGTGCTGCGGGATGCCATCGGCCACGAGGTGCGGTCGTGAGGCCGTCGTGGTCGGACATCCGCGCGCTCTTGCTCACGTGGGCGACCGCCCGATCCGGCATCGACACGGCCGGTGGCGCTCGGTGGGCCGACGAACCGCTCGAGGTGGCCCACGGACCCACCGTCGAGCTCTCGGTGCTCGGCACGGTGCGCCGCGGGACCGACGAGACCGTCTACGACGATGACGACGACGTGGTCGTGCCCACCACCGGCGGGCACCGCGAGCTCGTGCTGCAGGTCGCGATCGACTCGGACGACCAGACGCTCGACGCCAGTTCGGTGGCTATCGCGGAGCGCTTCGCCACGCTCGCGACGGGGCCCGTGTCGCTGGCGCAGCTCGAGTCCGTAGGGCTGGGGCTGCTCTCTGTCGGCGACGCCGTCACCTACTCGGTGCGCGATGCCGGCGGCCGGGCGCATCCGCGCTCCGTGCTCGAGGTGCGTCTCTCGTTCGTGAGCGCGGTCGAGGACGACGCGATCCCCTTCATCGAGTCGGCGCACGCGACGGGCACCGTCACGCGCCCCGGCGCCACCGCGATCACCGTCCCCGTGGCGGTCACGTCCTGAGGAGCGAGCCATGCCGGTCGATCTGAGCGAAGTCGTCGACGTCTCCATCGCAGCTGACACGCGCGTCGTGACGCGCGCGGGCTTCGGTGTGCCGATCCTCGTCGGCTACCACACGCGCTGGGGCGACCGCGTCCGGAGCTACACGCGCCCCGCGGACATGCTCGCGGACGGGTTCACGACGTCGGACGCGCTGTACAAGGCGGCGGTCGTCCTGTGCTCGCAGCCGACGCGTCCGCCGGTCTTCAAGATCGGCCGCCGCGCAGGCGCGCCCGCGCAGACCGTCCGCTACACGCCGACCTCGGCGGTGGAGGGCGTCATCTACTCGGGGAGCATCGGGGCGGAGGAGTGGACGCGCACGGTGCCGGCCGCGTCGTCCATCTCGGCCGAGTGCACCGCGATCGCCGCCGCGATCAATGGGCTCTCCGGCGCGTTCACCGCGACCGCGTCCACCACGTACGTCGACGTCGCGACCGACGTCGCGGGCGTCTTCTTCGCGCACCACAGCTGGGGCACGGAGAACGTCGCCGCGGGCCTCGAGCTCGAGGACCGCACGCCGGTGCCTAGCACGAGCCTGCAGACCGACCTCGCGGCGATCTACGCCGCGGACTCGGACTGGTACGGCCTCGACATCGTCGACGCGCACAGCGAAGCGCAGATCGCCGACGCGGCGCTCTGGGCCACCGCGAACAAGGTGCTCTACATCGCCCCGAACTTCTTCGCGGGCGTGGGCAAGAGCGGCACGACGACGGACGTCGCGAGCGACATGCAGGACCTCGCGTACCGCAACGTCTCGATCTGGTACGTCGAGAACGGATGCGACCAGGGGTTCGCGGCCGGCCTGCTCGGCAAGTGCCTCCCCTACGACCCGGGCTCCGAGACCTGGGTCTTCAAGGAGATCACAGGCGTCGAGGCGGACGAGATGTCCACGACCCGTGCCGCGGCCGCGCACGCGAAGTACGCCAACACGTACCAGCCCGTCGGCGGCTTCAACATCACGCGCAAGGACGGCGTCGTCGCTTCGGGCGAGAAGATCGACGTCATCCGCTTCGTCGACTGGCTCGAGGCGCGGGTGAAGGAAGCCGTCTTCGGCCTCCTCGTCGCGGTCCCGAAGCTTCCGTACACCGATGCGGGCCTCGCGCAGATCGCCGGCGCCATCAAGAGCGTCCTGCTCGAGGCCGAGCGTGTCGGAGGTCTCGACGTCGGCACGAGTTACGTCTCGGTCCCTCGCGTGTCGAGCATCTCGAGCGCCGACCGCGCGCTGCGCGATGCGACGGGCATCACCTTCGGCGGCCGGCTCGCTGGCGCCGTCCACCACGCGACCCTGCGCGGTCAGGTCTCGGTCTGAGCTGAGAGCGCCTCGAGGCGCGGGAGCACCACATGGCAGAGCAGCTCTACAACTACGCCCCGGGGTCGAACGTCCTGACGATCGGGACCTCGCGCATCGAGGGCTTCGGGCCGGACGACGCGATCACGATCGAACCGGGCGACGACGCCTCCACCACGCAGGTGGGGATCGACGGTCAGGTGACGCGCACGGTCGTCACCAACAAGACGGGCGTCGCGACCATCACCCTCAAGCAGACGTCGCGCGCCGGGCGCGTCCTCGAGACGCTGCTCGCGCTGCAGGACGACGGTGCGAACGGCGCCGACGTGAGCGCCTTCTACTATCGCGACGCCGGCACCGGCGAGGAGCACACGGCCGAGCAGTGCTTCATCGAGCGGCGTCCCGACTACGCCTTCTCGAAGGAGGCTGGCACGCGTGAGTGGCGCCTGCGCCTCGTGAACTGGCGCGTGTCCTACGCCGAAGAGGTGGCCGGGTGAGCGCGGAGCGCGAGATCGGAGGGCACACCTTCCGCTTCACGAAGCTCGGCTACCGGCGCGCGCGCGCGGTGCTCGTGCGCACGGCGAAGGTGCTGGGTCCGGCGATGTCGGGCCTCAGCACGCTCGACCCGGCGAAGCTCTCCGTCGCCGACATCGGCAGCCTCAGCGGCGCGATCACCGCAGCGCTGGACTCGCTCACCGACGACGACCTCGAGTTCGTGACGCAGGCGTTCGGAGAGCACTCGTCGATCAAGGTCGGAGAGGCGTGGGCACCGCTCGCCGACGAGGCGAAGCGAGGCGTGTACTTCGATCGCGCCGGACTCGGCGTGTACTTCGCGTGGCTCCGTGCTGCGTACGAGGTGACCTACGGCGATTTTTTCGCCGAGCTGCGCGCCGCCGCCAAGAGCAAGCCCGGCGGCGGCACCCAGGCGCAGTGAGCGTTCCGCTCCCGGTCGACATCGACTGGGAGCTCTGGCGGCTGCTGACGGACCCACGGGTCCACGCGAGCAAGAGAGAGATCGAAGAGGAGTGGACGCTCGACGACGTGCTCGATGCGCACGCCGTCCTCGACGCGAAGGACCACGCCGACTGGCTGGCAAACAGGCCCCGACCAAAGGGCGCGAGGTGAACAGGTGGCCCAGGGTTCCATCATCGTCCGTGAACTCATCGCGATGCTCGGCTTCGAGCTCGATGAGGATGCGCTCGACGAGTGGGACGCTCGCGTCACTGGCATCGCCCGCGACGTCGCCACCACGGTGGCTGCGATGGGCACGGCGGTGGTCACCGCGGCAGCCGCGGCGACGCAAGAGCTGATCTCGATGGGCGACGAACTCGGGGACGCTGCCGTGCGAACGGGCATGTCTGCGCGCGAGCTCGCGGAGTGGGACCACGTTGCTCAGCTGTCCGGCACCAGCGCCGAGGCCGTGCGAGGTGTGCTGTCTCGCCTCCCTGGGGTGATGGATCGAGTCGCGTCCGGCAACCGCGCCATGCGCTCGACGTTCAGCGAGTTGGGCGTGAGCGTGACTGGCGCGGACGGGGCGATGCGGTCGAGCGGCGACGTGCTGCAAGACCTCATCGGCGGTCTGGCGCGCATCGCGAACCCCGCGCAGCGAGCTGCCATGGCCACGCGCGTCTTCGGTCGCCGCGGGGCTGAGCTCGCAGGGCTCTTCGAGCAGGGGTCGGACGGTGTCGCCCGCCTGCGCGGCGAGGTGCGCGCGCTCTACGGGGACGACCTCGAGGGCTTCGTCGAGGCGGCGGGTCGCGCGCAGGACGCAGAGGACCGGCTCGCGCTCACGTTCCGCGCATTCGCGGTCTTCGTCGGGTCGCAGGTGCTACCGGTCGTCGCGGAACTCATCGAGGGCGCAGTGACGGGCGGGCGCTCGTTCATGGAGTGGGCGCGGGGCACGACCGTGGTGCGCGCCGCGCTCATCAGCTTGACGGCAGTGGTGAGCGCGACAGCGGTCGCGGCCACGGCGCTCGCGCTGAGCACGATCGAGATCTGGGGCCCGGTCGCGCTCGGAGTCGGCGCGGTCGTGGCGGCCATGGTGCTCCTTGGCCTGGCGATCGACGACATCCTCACGTTCTTCGAGGGCGGCGACTCGATCTTCGGACAGATGCTCGGCGACGACGCGAAGGAGGTCCTTCGGTTCGTGCGCGAGATGACCGAGCTGATCCGCAAGGACCTCGCTGAGATCACCGGCGACGTCGACTTCAGCTGGGTCGACCTCCTGCGGATGACGTTCGAGGTGCTCGTCTCGGTGGTGGGCACCGCGATCATCACGCTCCTCGTCGCGACGCGCATGGTCACGGGCCTGGCTCGCACGGTGCGCGAGCTCGGAGAGGCCGTGCACACGTGGATCTCCGGTGCCTGGCAGGAGGCATCGCAGCGCGTGGCCACGTTCGTCGCTGAGGCCATCAGCGGCATCGCCAGGGTGCGCGGAGCTCTCTCGGGCGTCGCTGGCATGCTCGGCATCGACGTGGGCGGCGTGTCTGGCGGCGCGGCGAAGGCCTCGCCGGCTGCGGTGACGGCGACGCCGTCGAGCTCGACGCGCTCGAGCACCAGGACGGTCAGCATCGGCGACATCGTCGTGAACGGCGCGGCCGACCCGGGGGCGGTCGCCTCCGAGGTGCACTCGCGCATCACCGCGTTCTTCGACGACGAGGCCGACGCCGCGCGAGACGACCTCGTGCCGGAGGCCGCATGATCCTCTCGTACGAGCGAGCGGAGGTCGTGGACACCGTCGAGTTCGACGTGACGCTCCGTGAGACGTGGACCGCGGAAGCCGACGTGCCCACGCGCCCGGTGGAGTCAGGCGCCGACGTGGCCGATCATGTCGTACCAGGCGCGCAGCGCTTCTCGGCTGTCGTCGTCGTCACCGATACGCCCATCGTCGCGCCAGCGACGCAGATGTACGGGGTCGTGGGCACGATCGAGCAGCAGGAGATCGCTCTCGGCTCTCTGCCTCGGATGCGCCGCGGCGCGAGCGGAAGCACGCCCGCGGAGTACGAGCGCGCGAGCACATCCGTACGCGTTTCCACCCTGCGCTGGTCGGAGCGGTTCTCTCGCGTCGAGCGTGTGCTCGAGGTGCTCGACACCATCCGCCGCGAGGCGCTGCGCTGCACCGTCATCACGACCGTGCGCGAGGCCGGCGACCTCTACATCACACGCGTGCACGCTCCACGGAGCGCGACCAAGAGTATCGAGATCACACTCGACTTCGTTCAGGTCCGCGTCGCCGAGTCGGCAACCGTCGATGTGCCGGAGCCGGAGGAGCCGCGCGCGCGCCCGCAGGTCGATGCCGGACGTCAGCGCACGACCGAGGTCACGGATGCGGTGACGCGCGAGCGCGCCACGTCTGCGCTCGCAGCAATCGCAGCTGCCGCGGGAGGTGCGTGATGCTGGCCATCACACTGCCCGTCTCAGCGTCGACGCCGCGCGTGCGGCAGCGCGTCCAGCTCGACGGCGCCGAGTACCTGCTGGACACGTCGTGGTCCGCGCGAGCCGCAGCGTGGACGATGACGCTCGCCGACACCGAAGAGCACCCGATCCGCGCGGGGATGTTCCTGCGCCGCGGGCACCGGCTCCTCCGAGGCCTCGCTGATGCGCGACGCCCCGCCGGCGAGCTCGTGGTCGTCGGTCGCGAGGAGCGCCTCGGTCTCGACTCGTTCGCCGCCGGCGACGCGAGCCTGGTCTACGTCACCGAGGCCGAGCTCGCCGAGATGGGGGTCGCATGACCATCCTCTTCCGGCGCCGCTACGTCCTCACGGTGCACGACCTGGAGATCACAGGTCTCGACATCGCGTTCTCGGTCGAGCGCACACTGCGGCGCGAGCCGAACCGCGCAAGCGTGCGCGTCTGGAACCTGTCGGAAGACCACCGCGCGTCGATCGGTCGGATGGAACGTGTGCGCGTGCGCCTCGAGGCCGGCTACGAGCAGGCCTCCGGGGTCATCTTCGACGGCTACCTCGTCGAAGGGCTCTCCCGCAAGGACGGGGCGTCGTGGGTCACCGGGCTCCGCTCGGGCGATGGTCACCACGCAACGCGCTCCTCGCGAATCTCCTGGTCGTTCCGCGCCGGCTCCTCGCTGAGCGCGCTTCTCGAGCGGACTGCCGCTGCGATGGGCGTCGGCCTGGGGAATGCGCTCGACGCGTTCGGCCGCGCCGGCACGCCGGCTGGCACGCTCCTCGAGCAGGGGGCGGTCTCGGGGCGAGCGGACGACGTGCTCTCGCACCTCTGTGACGCGTGCGGGCTCGAGTGGTCGATCCAAGGCGGCGTGCTGCAGGTGCTAGATCGCAGCGGCGCTCTTCGCCGATCAGCCATCGTGCTCGATCCCGGCACCGGCCTCGTGGGAAGCCCACACGTCGACTCGCGCGGGCGGCTGCACGCCGAGGCCCTCATGGTTCCGGAGATCGAGCCGGGCCGTCTCGTTTCCCTGCGCAGCGCCCACGTCGAGGGCGTGTGGCGTGTGACGAAGGCGACCTTCGCGGGTGAATCGACTGGCAAGCAGTGGGGCGTCGCCATCGAGGCGGAGCCGGAGGGACGCGCGTGACCATCTCCGCGACCCTCACCCGGCTCGTGCGCGACGCCATTCGCGCCGCGCTCTTCGACGTTCACACGGCCTTCCCGGCGCGCGTCGAGGGCGTGAGCCGCGACTCGATCGGCTGGCGCGTCGACGTCAAGCCGCAGTACTACCGCTTCCTCGCGAAGCGCGGCGGCGGCGAGGTGCGCGAGGAGTTGCCCGTCATCCCCGACGTGCCCGTGCTCTGGCCGGCGGCCGGCGGCTGGGGCATCGCGATGCCGATCGAGGTGGGGGACCACGTCCTCGTCGTTGCGAGCGAGCACGCGATCGGGCAGTGGCGCGCGCGAGGAACGCTCTGCGACCCGCAACTGCGCGAGCGTCATGGTCTGTCGGGCTGCATCGCGATCCCTGGCGCGGGGACGGCTGTCCGCGCGTTCGCCGATGGCGTGTCCGCCGCGGCTCAGGCAGGCATCATCATCGGCAAGGACGGCGGGATCCAGATCGCCATCTCCTCGACGGAGATCAAGCTGGGACGCAGCGCGAGCAAGGCGCCAGCGACCGCGCCCGAGGTCTTCACCGAGTTCACCAAGATCAAGACGACCCTCGACTCGCTCAGCGGCGCGACGTTCGGCACGCCCTACGTCGCGCCCCTGGACGCGTCCGCGATCGGCGCGTCGAAAGTGAAGGTGGAGTGATGGACTTCGCCATCGCAGAGACCGTGTCTGCAGCCAACCCCATCGCGGGCGACCTGTCGTTCGACGCTGTCGCCCAGCCGGAGTTCGTCACCGGCGTGGAGGCCATTGCCCAGGACGTGCGCACGAGGCTGCGCTGGTTCAAGGGCGAGTGGTTCCTCGACGCGCGCACCGGGTTCCCGTGGTTCCAGCGCGTTCTCGGACAGAAGGTCACTGAGCGCGTCGTCGAGTTCTTCCTGCGCCGGACCATTTCCGAGACACCTGGTGTCGCGCGGATCGCCTCGATGCGGGTGTCGATCGACCGTCGGACCCGTGAGCTCACGGCGTCCTTCTCGGCAGTGGCCACGAGCGGTGCAGTGATCGACTTCTCTGACTTCGTCCTCGGCGACGTCGCGGAGGTCGCATGACCACCTACGGACTCACGTCCTTCGGGTTCTGGCGCAAGCCGCTCGAGCGCATCGTCATCGAGCTCGAGGAAGACCTCAGAAGCGAACTCGGCGAGGAGCTGAACACGAAGTCAGGCCCGATGCACCAGTTCATCGGGACCTTCGCCAGCCCTCTTGCCGAGCAGTGGGAGTTGCTCGAGCTCGCCTCAGCGTCCATCGATCGCGGCGCGGCCGAGGGCGCGCTCCTCGATGCGCTCGGCGCCCTCACCGGCACAGCCCGAGACGCAACTCGGCCGAGCACCGTCACGCTCACCCTCACCCTGTCCGCCGCGTGCACCGTGCCAGCCGGATCGGTCGTGTCGCGCTCAGGCGATCCGACGGTCCGCTTCGTCACGACCGAGGCCGTCACGGTCGGCGCAGCTGGCACGGAGACCGTCACGGCGGAGAGCGAAGGCGACGGGGCGATCGAGGCCCCCGCTGGCACGCTCACCGTCATCGAATCGCCCGTGTCCGGCTGGGCGAGCGTGACGAACGCCGCAGACGCGACGCTCGGGTCGGCCCAGGAGACCGACGAGGCTTACCGGGCGCGACAGGTTGCCGAGCTCGAAGCGAGCGGCGCGGGCACGATCGACACCATCCGCGCGCGCGTCCAGCGGGTCGACGGCGTGATCGATGTCCTCGGCTACGAGAACCGCACCGACGAGCCGGACGGCGCGGGGCGACCCGCGTACAGCTTCGAGATCGTCGTGTGGGACGGGTCGCCAGCCGCGGCATCGAACAACGACATCGGTGCGGCGATCTGGGAGACGCAGCCCGCGACCGCGCGTTCCTACGGGGCCACGTCGGTCACCGTCGCCGATGAGGCGGGCGGACCGCAGACGGTCCTCTTCTCGCGCGTCACCAAGCGCAACGCGTACCTCGAGGTGCAGATCACAGCCTCGACCGCGCTCGGCTGGACGAGCGGTCTCGCGGACACGGTGAAGTCGGCCCTGGCGGCCTGGGGTGACGCGAACCTCGGTGTCGGCGACGACGTCGTCCGTTCGCTCCTCTCGCGTGTGGTGCACGACACCAGCGCGTCGATCACCAACGTCTCGGCCGTGCTCACGGGATGGACCGCGAGCCCGCTGACCGCGGCTGATCTCACCGTCGGCGAGCGCGAGGTCGCCGACATCGACACGGCACGGATCGTCGTGACCGTCACCGTGGTGCCCTAATGCCCGTCACCGTACTGACCAAGACCGACGAGTCGATCGGACGCGAGAAGCAAGAGCAACCGCTCAACACACTTGTGCCCGTCGACCTCGATTTCTACGAGACAGCCGAGGAACACGAGCGCCAGAAGGACGCGCTCATCGAGCACGCGAACGCGATCAACGACCTCGAGGACAGCGTCGGCTCGATCCCAGGAGCCATCCTCTACGACATGCCCATCGCGACCGCGAGCGTGGGTGTCGCGGTTCGGTTTCGCACGAACGGCGACACGGGCACGCCGTCGGGCACCGCGGCGAAATCGCTTGTCGCGTACGAGTCGTACCCGAACAAGCAGGCACTGCGGCTGTCCGCCACCGGCCTCAATGGCGGGCTCGTGTGGCCCGTGCTCCACGGCATCACGCTTCCCGAGGAGTACATCTTCGAGGTGGAGATCGCTGGCCTTGACGCGGCCAGCGGAGGCAACAAGGGCCTCATCTTCGCGATGTGCGATTTCTACTCCGAGTCCGGAGTGGATTCGGTGCGCGGGCTTGTGCACGAGCACTATCGCGGGTTCGGCCAGGTCGACACGCGAACGGTCGCGCGCCTCACCGGCCCATACGCTGCAGTCAACAACGTCATCACCACGAGCGGCTGGCCGAACTTGCCCAACTACAGGCAGCGAACGCCCCTCGCCCGCTACCACGTACGTCGCAAGCTAACAGGCGGGCTCGGGACGCCGGCTCAGTGGTCGCTGCGAGCGGTTCACGAGGGCAACGGCAGTTCCGATCTGCCGTTCCACCTCAGCGGCGTCGTCAACCCGCAGACCGACTTCGACGGAAGGACCTTCGACGAGATCGGCATCGGCGTCTTCGGGGCGTCGGGCAACATGAACATCGACATCGCGAGACTGCGCATCCGCGCCGCCTGAGGAGCCGTGCCGACGTCATTTCCACACAGCTTCGGGTACGACCCCAGCATGACGAGCGTGGCGGGCACATCGCTCGCGCTCGATCTCACGCACGTCGATCGCGCGCACACCCGGCTGCTGACGCAGTTCAAGGGCAAGCCGCGGATCGAAGGCGTCGTCCGCGCGCTCGTCCGCCAGGTCGTGCACCTCGAGGTGGCGACGTGGCAACTGCTCGTCGAGCGCCTGCTCTCGACCGCTGCTGGCCAGGTGCTCGACCGACTGGGCGAGATCGTCGGAGTGCGGCGCGCTCCAGGCGCGAACGACGCGCGACACCGTCGACGCATCGGCGTGGAGATCAGCGTGCTCAGGTCTCGCGGTACCGCGGGAGACCTCATCGGCATCGCGCGCCTCTACTCGGGCGAAACCGACGTGGCCATCGACCAGAGACTTCCGTGCGAGGCCGCGGTGGTGCTCGCGTTCCAGCTCGACGGCGACGAGTGCTTCGAGCTCGCGCGGCTCATCACGCGAGCCAAGCCGGCCGGACACCGGGTCACGACCGAGTACCTCGTGCAGCCAGTGGCGGAGTCCCTCGCGTTCTCGAGCGAACTCTCTACTTGGGAACCAGGCAATGACGCGACCGGGTTCGGCTGGTCGGGCGATGCAACGCTCGGCGGCTCGCTCGCCGGCGTGACGGAGTGACGATGGCGACTCGACCCCTCAGCGTGCCCACCTGGGCGACCGACGAGACCTACACGGCCACGGGCGAAGCGTGGGACGACGAGCCCACCAAGGTCGCGCCCGCGCCCGCCAAGCAGGCCGAGGGCGTCGAGCCCGGCGAGCGCTTCCCCGCCGATCACTTCAACTGGATATTGAACAAGCTCGGCGGCTGGGCGGCCTACCTCGCGATGGTGCCGCTCGTGAACTGGATCATCCGCACGCACGCCACGTCCGGCACCCCCACCGCGGCGGTCGCGGTGGCGACGAGACCGTGGCTCGGAGAACTCGACGCCTTCATGGCCATCTTCGCCGCGGGCGGTGGCGGTCGGGCGCAGCGATCGACAGACGGCGTCTCGTGGACAGACCTGTCCGGGTCGCTGACTGGCACTCTGAACGACATCGCGTGGATGGGCGGCAGCGTCAACAAGTGGCTCATCGCGGCGAACGGCGGCGTCATCTACCACCACGCGTCCAACACCGGCGGCGCCTGGACGACGGCCGGCCCCGGCTCGGGCGACCACTTCAACGCCATCGCCGCCAACGACGACGGCGACCTCGCGATCGCGGTCGGCGAGAACGGCCGCCTGTACTCCTCGACGAACGGCACCGCGTGGACGAGTCGCACGAGTGGCACCGCGGAAGACCTCCGCGACGTCGCCTATGGCGGCGGCCGATGGGTGGCAGTCGGCACCGGCGCTGGAGTCGACGACTGCATCATCACTTCCACCGATGGCACCACCTGGTCGAGCGTTGCGCTCGGTCCGGCCACGACAGTCACCCACGTCGTCTACGACGCCGAGTCCGAGAAGTTCCTCGTCTTCGCTGGGACGGACGTGAGGCAGATCGACGCAGCCACCGGCACGCTGTCCGCGAGCGTCGGCACGCTGACGTCTGCCCCGACGGCAGTTGCTGCGGACGGCGACGGCACCGTCATCGTCATCTCGAGCATCTACATGCAGGTCAGTTCGGACGCGGGCGTGACGTGGACCGCCCAGACATGCGTGACGCAGGGGACGAGCGTGCTCACGAGCTTCGACGGCCTGTGCTGGAATCCCACCCTCGGGTGCATGATGGCGGTGGGTGAGGACGGGGCCGCTGGCGCGCCGATCGTGGCGCAGTCGATGAGGACGCGGTGATGGACGACATTCCCGACACGGGCACGGGCCGCGCACGAGCGCAGGCGCACGAGCCGGGCACGCGTTCGAGCGAGAACGCGATCGACCTCGCGGCGATCAAGGCGACGCTCACCGCAGCGGATCGCACCGCGGCGATCTGGCGCGGACTCGGGTCACTCGCGGCGACGATCGCAATCTCGATCGCCGGCTGGGCGCTCTCGCTCGCGCAACAGGCCGCCGTCGACCACGTGCGCGTCGAGCGCCTCGAGGCCGTCGAGAGCGGCAGGGCCGACCGCATCGAGCGTCTCGTCGAAGAGCAGGGCCGCCAGCGCGCCGTGCTCGAGCAGATGCAGGAAACGCTGCGCGAGGTCCGAGAGGACCTGCGCGACCTGGCACGCCGCAACCCCGGCGGGGAACGAGGATCACGATGAAGCTCCCCCGTCTCGAATGGCCGACGGCCGTCGTGCTCGTCGCGGTGATCGCGGCGATCGTCGCTGTGTGGATCACGGCACCCGACCATCGCGGCGACATCCTCGCCGCGCTCGGCACCACAGGCGCCGCCGTGCTCGCGCTCATGCGCGCGCTGTTCCCGCCCCCGCCTCCCCCGCCCGCTGCCCCGCCGAGCCCTGGCGGCGACAGCGACGGCCCGCCGACGCGCCCGCGCCGCGTGACGATGCCCTCGACCGCTGCCCGCGTCGGCTTCGACGCGAGCGAGAAGCGCGCGCTCGACACCTCGCTCAAGCTGCTCAACGCGTGGCACCGCGAGACGCGCCGTCGCATCCCGCGCCTCGCTGCGATGCACAAGGCCGGTGCGATCGCGCTCGTCTCGATGCTCCTCGCCCTCACCGGCTGCGGCGCCTCCGCGCTTCGCACGCACCAGACGATCGCGACCATCGCGCGCGTGTCGGTCGTCGCGGCACACCCCGCTATCGATGCCGCGTGCGAGGTGCGCATGCACCAGTGCACCGACGCCACGTGCCTCGATGGCGTCCGTCGCGACTGCGAGACCGCGATCATCGCGCGAGGCGTCGTGCACGAGGCGGTCGAGTCGTACGTCGACACGATCAAGATCGCTGCGCACGCCGAAGAAGGCCGCGTCGGCCCGGCCCTCGACACCGCGCTCACGATGCTCGCGCGCGCGTACGAGACGGCACGCGACACCATCGCGCGGACGACGGGCTACCAGCTGCCCGAGCTGCCTCCCGAGGCGCTCGCCATCCTGCGCGCGCTCGCGTCTGGCGCGGCATCGCTCGCGGGGGGCGCGTGAGCGTCGCTCCGGCCCTCGTCGCGATGACGCTCGCGCTCGCGTCGCCGTTCGCGTGCGGCATGCCCGCGCTCGACACCGGGCGGCAACGGCTCGACTCGACGCCCTACCGCCACGAGCGCGCAGAGAAGGCCCGTCCGGGCAGCGGAACCAAGCGAACCTACAGGCGTCGTCGCGCCCGCGAGCGCGCACGGATGGAGGCCCTTCGATGACGATCGACCCCACAATCATCACGATCCTCGTCGAAGCCGCGAAGGCTGCGGGGCCGCTCCTCGCCGGCTTCCTCGAGGCGCTCGCGGACGACCACCGCGAGGCCGTGCTCGACGCGCTCGAGCGGGACACGAAGGCGCTCGACGCGGTGCCGTCCACGGCCGAGGCGCTCGCTTCGATCGCCGCGATGTACGAGCGCCACCGCGCCCGCGTCCAGGCGCACGAGCAGGGGCACGCGAACGCGATCATGGAGCGCATGCGCATCGCTCCGACGACCGAACTCGCGCTCCGCAACCTCGCGGCCTCGCACACGCTCTCGTCGGAGGAACGCGTCGAGGTGGGCATCGCGCATCGCCTCGTGCGCGCCGCGCTCGACGGGCGCCTCGCGATCACGCCGGGCCCGCTCGATCCGCCGACGCTGCCCGGCGCCGCACCGCTGCCGCTCGCCCTCTCCGGCGAACCGAACCACTCGGAGGACTGACCGTGGCGAAGACGATCACGCACCGCGCGGGAGACACCTTCTCGCGATCGGCGACCTGGAAGGTGGGCGGTGTCGCCGTCGACCTCACGGGCTACACCGTCGCGTGCGACATCGTCACCGCCGCGGGCCGCACGCTCGTCGATGCAGCCGACGTCACGATCGACGCTGACCAGGTGGCGAACCCGGGGAAGTTCACGATCGAGGTGCTCGACACGGATGCGTGGTCGCCGGGCGTGCGCCTCGCGTTCTTCGTGCGCTTCACGTCGCCGTCGGGACACAAGCGCAGCTCGCCGTGGTGCCTCATCGACGTCCTCGCGGACGCGCCCGAGGCCGCGTGAGCGAGTCGACGCTCATCCTGCGCGACGCTGGCAGCGAGCTCGTCATCGAAGGCGACGACGGTGCGGAGCTCACGCTCGTCGGCGACTCCGAGGTGCTCGAGGTCGACATGGGCACGATGGGCCCGCAGGGGCTCACCGGGCAGAGCGCGTACGAGCTCGCGGTCGAGGAAGGCTTCGTGGGCGACGAGGCCGCGTGGCTCGCGTCGCTCGTGGGCCCGCAGGGTCCGACCGGCGCGACTGGTGCAACCGGCGCGACAGGTCCAGCGGGACCTACGGGCGCCACGGGCCCGGCAGGCCCGCAGGGAGATCCTGGCCCGACGGGCGCGACAGGGGCCACCGGTCCGACGGGCGCCACCGGCCCCGCTGGACCGCAGGGCGACCCCGGGCCCACGGGTGCGACCGGCGCAACCGGGGCGACGGGGCCTGCGGGCCCGAAGGGCGACACGGGAGACACCGGGCCCGCGGGCTCGACGGGGCCTGCTGGGCCGACCGGCGCAACAGGACCGGCAGGTCCCACTGGTGCAACTGGCCCAGCAGGGCCCGGCGTGCCTGTCGGCGGCACCGCTGGTCAGCTGCCGGTCAAGGCAAGCGGCACTGACTACGACGTCGCATGGACCGACCCGCCCATTCGCGGACGCGCCACGCTCGACTTCGGCACGCGAGGCACGGTCGCGAGCGTCAGCGTTGCGAGCGCCACCGTCACCGCGACCTCGCGCGTGATCGCGAGCATCGCTGCGGTTGCGAGCGCCGACCACACCGCCGACGAGGCGCTCGCAGAAGACATCGAGGTCCGCGTCGGCCCGATCACGGCCGGCGTCGGTTTCGACGTGCGCGGCATCGTGCGGAGAGGCCGCACAAGCGGCGAGTTCTTCGTCGACTGGATTCAGCTCACCTGAGAGGCAGACATGGGACTAGGCATCCTCTTCGAGAACGGCGGCCCGGAGCTTCGCGGCGACACGGGCGCAGCGCGCGTGGTGCTGTACGACGCGGACGGCACGCCGCTCGTCAAGGACACGCGCACGCTGGTCGCGACGAAGCGCGGGCTGCCGATCGCAGGCTACCAGGAGGACGTCCTTCGACCGCTGCGCGTGGGCGGCCTCGGCGGCGTCGCGCTTTCTCGCGTCAACGCGCTCCTCTTCCACGACCTCGTGGACGGCGCCGCTGTCAACACCCAGCAGTGGACGCAGACGCTGACGACGATGACCGTAACGCAAGCCGCGCCCGGCGTCGTCACGATGAACGCGGGCAACTCCGTGGCGGCTACCGTTGTCGCTGCCCACACCAGCCTCGCGCGCTTCTTGAAGCCTCGTGAGGGCGTGGTCCGCATGAGCGCGCGCGTGCGCTTCGACTGGAACGCAGCCGGATCGACGATCCAGATCGGCTTCGGCACGGCCTCGACCACGGCCGCGCAGCTCGTAGACGGCCTATTCCTTCAGGTCAGCACGAGCGGGACGATCCGCCTCGTCTACGTGACGAGCAGCGCGGACACCGCGTCCGTCGATACGGGCGTCTCGATGGGCGTCAGCGCCGCCGACGTGAAGCCGACATACTGGTACGACGTCGACCTCTATTGGCAGGACGATTCATTTCGCGTCGTGATGTGGGAAAGCAACGGCTCGACCGCGACTGAGCCCGTCATCGACTCGACGCTGAACTACACGCAGACGCAGATCCGCCACACGTCGCAGCGATCGCTGCCGGTGCTACTCCGCGTCCTCAACGTCACCGCGCCCGCGAGCGCAAACCGCCTCCTCTACTCAGAGGTGGCGGTGATGCAGCAGGACATCGACGAGGGCCGCCTCTTCCAGCACGCCCTCGCGCGCGCGGGGCGCTCGACGCTGCTGAACCCCACGTCCGGCGCGCAGCTCGCGAACTACGCGAACAGCGCCGCGCCCGCAAGCGCAACGCTCAGCAACACGGCGGCCGGCTACACGACGCTCGGCGGTCAGTGGCAGTTCGCCGCCGTGGCCGGCGCGGAGACCGACTACGCTCTCTTCGCCTTCACGGTGCCTACGGGCATGACGCTGCACGTGACCGGCGTGCGCATCGAGACGTTCGTCACCGGTGCTGCCGTTGCCACAACGGTCACATCGCTACAGTGGTTCATCTCGCGCTCTGCGGCCGTCACGCTCGCGACGAACACGTTCCGCAAGACGCTCGGGTGTCAGTCGCTCGCGGTGGGTCACGCGATCGGACAGGTCGCAGCGCCCATCAACTGGCAGACCGATACTCCGTTCGTCGTCGAGTCCGCGCAGGTCCTCCACCTGGGTCTCAAGATGCCGGTCGGGACCGCGACGGCATCGAGCGTCATTCGCGGAGTCGCGGTCATCGAAGGATACCTGGAATGATCACGATCACTCTCACGGGCGGCGACCACGGCGGCATCACGGCCGAGGTCACCCAGGCAGGCGACCGCGTGCGCATCGCATCGCGCGCGCGCGATGCCGTCTACGAGGCGCGCGAGGTCGAGGATCCGGAGACGGGCGAGATCTCGCTCGTCGGCGTCTTCGTCGGCCTCGAGCGGCGCACGCCGTGACCTGCGTTCTCCTCACGCTCGGATGCGTGCTCGCGCTGGGCCTCGCGCTCGTGTGGATGGCGCTCACGGGAGGGCCGAGGCGATGACGATCCTCGACTGGCGCTCGAGCGCCGACTACTCGCAGCTCACGCGCCGCGCGAACAGCGGCACAGCGAAGGCGCTCTTCGATGCGAAGGGGCGCGTCGTGATGAGGGAGCCGTCGCGCGTCGACGGGATCTGCTGGCACATCACCGCGTGCCTCTTCGGAGTCTCGCCCGCCGCGGTCGCGCGCCACGGCGGCGATCGCCGTCGAGCCCGCAACGAACGCACGCGCCGCATCCCTGCGCACGCGACCCTCTTCCGCGACGGCGACGCGGTCGTGCCCTTCGGCCTCCTCGCGCACCTCTACCACGGCAACGGGTGGAACCCGACCAAGCTCGGCATCGAGATCGAGAGCGCGGACGGCACGATCACGCCCGAGCAGATCGCGACGTGCGGCGAGCTCGTGCCGTGGCTCATCGCCGAGGTCGCGCGCGAGGGCGCGGAGCTCTCGTCGAGCTGCGCGCACCGCTCGAGCAACGGCATCAAGCCGAACGACCCGGGCCCGATCGTCTGGCGGGAGATCGTGATCCCGCTCTCAGAGCGCCACGGCCTGCACCGCATCATCGACCCCGTGCCGCCGAGTACGCGCACCGTGCGCCAGGGGCTGCCGATCCCGAAGAGCTGGGACCCGCTGGGGGCGTGACGCAACACCTCGCTCTCCCGCGCCGATACGGCGCGCATGCCCGCACCACGTCTCTCCGCGACCTCAGCCTACCTCGTGGCCGCCTGGCCCGCCCTGGGCCTCGCCCTGCTCGTCGTCGATGGCGATGCAATGCTCCTCGACGAGCACGGCCTGCTCGTGCGGCGCGTGCCCGTGGGGCGGGCGTGAGCCGGTACCCCGCAGGTACCCCGCGCACGCGCCGTCAGCGCCCGTCGAGCGCCGTCACGCATCGCCGTCTCGCTCGGGAAAATCGCTCAAAACGCTGACGATCCGTTCAGGCGCGCCACCCTTGCCAAGGTTGAAGTCGAGGGTTCGAATCCCTTGTCCCGCTTTAAGATCGGCGCGCGGTACCCCGCAAGTACCCCGGAGCCGCGTCACAGCGATCCATCGCAACGCGCTCGTGTCCCATCGTGCGCCAGCAGTCCTCGCGGCTCGCGGGCCGCGTTCCCAGCGCACGCGGTCGATGATCTCCGTGCTTGGCTCGTAGAGCCCAGGCAGCATGCGAAGCGCACGGTTGCCGCTGGTGTGCTCGCGCCCCTTCACTAGCGCCGCGGGCACCCAGCCCGCCGCCAGGTAGCTCGACCCTCGCTCGTCCACGCGCGTGTAGCTGATCCCGAGCTGCACGCCGGCACCGTCCATCACGCGCCCGCATGCGCCGAGGATGCGTGAGGCGGTTTAGCGTGGAGCGCCTGGTCCGACGCAGACGCGGGTCACCTCCCACACCTCCGACGACGACAGGCCGGGAGCCGTCGCCTCGCCCATGAGCGCGACGGCGACGCGTTCGCCGTCGAGGTACGCGCCGAGCCGGAAGACGTCGGCGGGAGCAATCCCGCGTCGGTGGTGCGAGTGGTGCTCGCGCACGAACGCAACCGCGTCTGCGCGACGGCACGGGCGAATCGCGAGCGCGCTCACCGTCGCTCCAGACGCACAACGTCTGCGACGCGTGCGATCGCTGCCGCGCGCTCCTCGACGCGCACATGCGCGTAGTGCTGGCGCATCGCCTCCGAGCTGTGTCCCGTGATCGCCTTCTGGACGTCGGCCGAGGCGACCACGCGCAGCACGTCGTTCAGCGTCCTCCTCAGCCCGTGCGGCGTGAGTCGGCGCTCAATGCCTGCGGCGACCATCGCGCGGCGCAGGGGGCGCGCGATGGTGGTGCCGTAGCGCGGGGTCCCGACGTCGCTCGGGAAGACCCACTCGCTGACCGCGACGATCTCGCCGCGCGCGATCGACTCTTCGCGGGCGCGCAGCTCGAGCGCCGCGCGCTGCTCTCGCAGCACATCGACCACAACGGGCGCGAGCGGCACGCGTCGCACCGCGCCCGTCTTCGTTCTCTCGCGCACATGCCCGCGCACAGCCGAGCGGCGCACCGTGATCACGTCGCCGTCGATGTCCGACCAGCGCAGCGCGGTCGCCTCGCTCGTGCGAAGGCCGGTGAGGCCCATGAGCGCGATCAGCGCGTACCACGCGGGGGCCGTCTCGCGCAGCGCCACGAGGAGCGCGCCGAGCTCGGTCGCGCTGAGCACGTTCGGGTCGCTGTCGTCGTACGCGGGCGGCTCGGGTAGCGCGCGCAGCCTCGACGCGGGCGAGGGCCCGAGGCGCAACTCGACGCACGCGTCGGCGAGCACGGTGCGGAGGACGCGCAGCCATCCGTTGACGGTGCGTGCGCCGTACGTGCGCCCGTCGCCGTAGGTGCGAGCCGCGGCCTCGTCGCGCCACGAGACGCACGCGTCCGGCGTGATCGCGTCGACGTACCACGCGCCGAGCGTCGGCAGGATGTGATCCTCGAGAGCGACGGCGTACCTATCGAGCGTCGCGACGGAGAGCGCGGTCCGCTTTCTCGCGAGCCACGAGCGCGCGTAGTCCGACAGCTTCGTGCGCGTCACCCTGCCCCGCTCGCGCACCTCGGCGCGCATCTCGGCCTGGACGCGCAGCGCCTCCCGCAGCGACCCCGGCACGAAGCGCGGGCGGTCCACCTCCTGCCCCGTCCGAGGGTCGCGGACCCGCACACGAACCACGTGCCCGCCCTCCGTCGAGCGGATGCCCGGGTGCGCGGTCGGCTTCGTGTCTCGTCGCTTCGGCATCGTCTCGTCTCCTCACGAACCACGCGTCGAGCGTGGAGCGCCGCCACATCCGGATGCCCTTCGGGCCGCGTCCATCCTCGCGCAGCTCGCCAGCGCGCGCGAGGTCGCGCACGCGCGACTCGGAGAGCCGCAGGTACGCGGCGGCCTCGTGCGCGTCGAGCCACGGATCCAGCGTGCTCATCCGAGCACCTCGGATCGGAGGCTTGCGCACGCCTGGAGAGCCCGCGCGATCACGTCATGGAAGGTCCTCGCGGTCATCGCCCCTGCCCCACGAGCGAGCGGCCGGCGATGGCGCTCACCATCGCCGCGCGCGCAACGTCGGTGCGTGCAGCGGCGCGCGCCACGCCGATCGCGTCCGCCGCGTGCTCGCGCACTGCCTTCGGCAATTCGTCAATCTGCGGCCACATGGCACGAGCGCGTCGGACCATCGCGTCCTTGCTCGCGTTCGGCCCGCCCGCCAGCGCGCGCTTGGCGTCGTACGCCGTAACCTCGACGAGCGGTAGACCGGCGCGTGTGCGCAGGACGCCGCGTGTCAGTCCGTGCGCGAGCCCGAGCGCGTGGGCCGCGCGGGCGCCCTTTTGCCCGCCCGGCAGCTCGTAGGCCGCCACGTCGCACTCGAGCGCCGTGCGCCAGAGCAGGACGATCAGATCGTCGAGGCGGCGCGCGTCGTCGCTGCCGACGTGGAGCTGGCGCTTCTTCGTCTCTTTCTTCGTCGTCCACACCCCCGCGCGGACGCCGACGACGTCGTCGCCTGAGTCGACGTCGACGAGCGCCCAGCCCATCGCCGCGAGGCCGATATCGATGCCGAGGATTTTCACGCTACACGCAGTCTTTCTGCGAGCGCCGTGTTGCGCGCCGCGTCCTTCGTCTCCTTCACCGCTCGCTCAAGCCCCGCCTTGTCGCCGACGACGACGACGCCCACGCGGGCGCGAGTGATCGCCGTGTAGAGCAGCTGTCGCGTGAGCATCATCGTGTGCGTCGAGTGCACGAACACCACGACCCACGGCCACTCGCTGCCCTGGCTCTTGTGGATGGTGAGCGCGTACGCGAGCGAGAGCCCCTCGGCCTTGCTCTTGCTGTACTCGACGAGCCTCTCTCCGCGGCCCTCGGGGTAGCGCACGCCCATGCCGGGCGGCAGCGCGCCCTTGCCCGCGCACCGCTCGCAGTCGCGCTCGATGGTGCGGCGCGCGTCCTCGTCGTCGATCTCGACGGTCTTCTTCCCCTCGCACACCGGGCACGTCACGGGCTTGTCGCGCACCCACGCGACGCGCCCGCACTCGCCGTTCATCACGCTCAGGTGGTAGTCGTTGCTCGTCTGGATGACGCGGTCGCCCTCACGGAGGGTGAACGGGCCGACCTTCCACGCGGGCACCTCGCCCGCGGGCGCGGGGTTGAGGAGCGCCTGCAGGCGCACGTTGAGCGCCTCGCCGCCCGCGGGCCCGACGCGCTGCGGGATGAGCACTTGCACCGCGTCGCCGATCGCGCCGCGCTGCGCCGGCAGGTGCTTCGTCACGACATCGACGAGCGCCTGCGCGGCCTTGTCGCGCTCCTCGGCGCGCATCCACACGAAGTCCTTGCGCGTCGCGAGGTCCGGCAGCTCGCCCGCGAGGATGCGCGGCGCCTGCGAGCACACCCACGACTCGGCCGCGGCGCGGTGCAGCTTCTCGAGGCGCGCGACGGGCACCACGCCGGCCTCGATGAGGTCGCCGAAGACGCGGCCCGGGCCGACGCTCGGCAGCTGGTTCACGTCGCCGACAAGCACGAGGCGCGTGCGCTCCGGATCGATCGCCTGAAAGAGCGCGTCGGCGAGCTCGACGTCGAGCATGGACGCCTCATCGATGACGACGAGCTCGTGCGTGAGCGGCCGCTCGGCGTGGTGGTTGAAGCCCATGCCGTCCCCGGTGGGCCCGTACGCGAGCAGACGGTGCACCGTCGTCGCGTCGCGCCCGGTCGCCTCGGACATCCGGCGCGCAGCCTTGCCCGTCGGCGCAGCGAGCGCGTAGCTGACGACGTGCCCTTTGCCGGCGCACGCCTGGCACGTGTCCTCGTAGCTGTCGCCGCCCCACTCGTCGGGCACATCCACGACGCCGCGCCCCTTGCACGCGGGGCACGTGGTGCCGCCCGCGGCGTCGATGCGGTCGAGCGCGGTGCGCAGGCACGTGGTCTTGCCCGTGCCGGGGCCGCCCGTGATGACGCCGAGGCGGGCGGTGCAGACGAGCGCGACGGCGCGCTCCTGCGACGGGTCGAGCTCGATGGTGGTGGGCGTGGTGGTCATCGTCGGTTCCTCGGGACGTACTCGGCGAGCGAGGCGCTCGGCGTCATGCGCGGGGCGCGCGACCGCGGCTTGGGCGGCGCGACTTGCACATCGAGCGCGGCGGCGCGCGCTGCGCCGTCGGGGCAGTCGACGCAGTGCACGTGGCGCGCGGCGGAGACGGAGCCGGGTGAGGGCGCGAGCGATGCGGCCTCGTCGCGAGCGCGGGCGTGGTGCTCGGCGCACGCGCGGGCCGAGAAGCGGCCGCGGTACGGCGCGCAGACGATGCGGTCGTCGGGGTGCATGGGCAGCGCGGGCTTCACGGGGCACCGCCGAGGCTCGTGTCGCCGTTCAGCCATCGCACGAGGTCGGCAACCGCTGCGACCCAGCTGCGCCGCTGGCACTCGTCGCCGCCCGCCGCAGCGAGGCGCGCTTGCTCGAGGTGGTGTTCGACCATGAGCCCGCGCGCGTAGCCGCGGGCATCGCGCACGTACGAGAGCACCCGTGCGGGCGCTCGGCCGACGTGCACCACGCCGGCCGCCTTGAGGACGCCTCCGTGGAAGAGGTGGGCGGGCGGGGCGCTCATTCGGCAGCCTCGGCGCGAGAGACGGCTTCCTGCGCGGCGCGGAGGCGGGCGCGGCGGGCGTGTTGATGGCGAGCCCACTCCGCGCGGCGCTCCTCGAGCGTCATCGCCGCGCGGCGGTCACGCTGCTTCTGCATGAGCTCCTCCTTGTGCGCGGCGTAGTAGGCCTTTCGCTTGGCTCTCTCGCGCTCATCGCGCTCGGCGCGGGTCGCTTCCGAGCGTGCGCGCGTGAGAGCGAGGCGCTCTTCGCGCGACAGCATGCCGTCGCGGCGACGACGAGCCTCCGCGGCCTCGCGCTCCCGTTGCCACACGTCCGGCTTGGAGCGCGACTTCCTCTTCGAGATCGCGTTCGGGCTGCTCGAGTAGATGTGACCGCTCCTCGCGGGCTTCGGCGCGAAGGGCCTCGCTGGCGCCGGGAGGACGCGAGGTCCTTCGTCGTACCAGGCGAGAACGCGAGGCGGCGCGGCATCGCCGAGACGCAGCACGACGGCCTCGATCGCGTCGCGCCAGATTCGTCGCGCCTGTCGCATCGTCGGCACCTTCACGACTTCCCCGCCTTCTCGCGCTCGTCGTACGCGCGCAGCAGCTCGGCGAGCACGTCGCCGCGCACGTCGCAGCGGTCTGACTCGTCGAGCGGCGCGCGCTTCGCTTCGGCGCGCCACCACTCGATGGAGCCTTCGCCCTCGGTCCAGGTGGGCTTGCGGTTCGTCACGCCGCCCTCCGCTGCTCTGCGCCGCCTCGCGCGCCCAGCATCGCCAGCGCGCGCCGCGCCACGCCCTGCTCGGCGCGGTGTGTCGTCGCCAGGTAGACGCGGCTGCCCTCCTGGATGACCACGCCGAGGCCCACGGCGCGCCAAAGCTCGCGGGCGACGATGTCGCGCGCCAGGCCGAGCGTGTCGCTCGCGATGGCCAAGAGCGCCCCCGAGACGACGTAGCAGTGCCCGGCGCCCTCGGCCTCGCTGAGCGTGTGCATGAGGCACGCGCGGATGCGGCTCGGGTGGTCGCTCGGCGTGCCCATACGGCGCGCGACCTCGTCGGCGCGCCGGAAGCCGAAGCCCTCGACGACCTCGGCGAGCCGGAACGGGTCGGCGCGCAGTTCGGCGACGACGGCGCCCTTCCATGCCTCGCGGCAGCGGCTGATCTGATACTCGCTCAGGCCCCAGCCGCGCAGCGTGACCATCTCCTCGCGCTCGCCCTGCACGCGCCGATACTCGGCGCCGATCTTCTCGGCCGCCTCCGCGGTGATGCCGCGCACCTCGACGAGCTGCTCGGGCGTGCGCTCGAGCACGTCCCACAGCGCCGGGATGCCGTACCGCTCGACGAGCTCGGTCGCGCGCTTGCGCCCGACCGCGGGGAGCTTGCTGGCGATCCACGCGATCGCCCCCTCCGCGCTCGACGGCACGATCGTCGAGATCGTGCTCGCCTTGAACTGCTTGCCGTACTGCGGGTGCACGTCCCAGCGCCCGCGGCACTCCACGGTCGTGCCCTCGTCGATGCCGAGCACCGTGCCCATCACGGCCACGGCGGCGTCGCCCGAGCCCCCGCGCACCATCGCGCGGCCCCAGCCGTCCTTGAGCAGCTTCACCGAGGCCACCTGGCCGCGGAGCACGTCGAGGTCAGGCGCGGGACGCATCACACCACCTCGTACCGACCGAAGCGCTGCCGGAAGTCGCCGAGTCCGATCAGCGCACCAGACACCGATGCGAACTCGCGGACCGTCGCCTCGTCGATCATCGACTCGACGTACGCGAGATCGATCGCCAGCCTCCAGCCCGTGGGGATGCGGGGACGCGTGCGGATCACGCGCGCCTGACCAACTTTCACGGATCGACGGTCGCGATACTGCGGGTCTGCCCACAGCGCGTCGAGATCCTTTGGAAGACCGAAGTACGCGCGATCGTTGATCGCAGTCACAGCGCGCTCGATCAGCTTGCCGCTCTTGGACATGCGCGCGCCGTCCTGGATGGACCGGACCACGTTCCACGTGGGCATATGCACGCCGCCCTCATCGTCGTAGTAGAGGCCGGCTTCCCACTCGACGCGCGCGATGTCGTGCTGCGCCTCGGCAGTCTTTTTGTCCTTGCGCTTCGTCATGCGCGCCAGTTCGACCGCCGCTGGATTCAGCGGGTCACACGCAACATCGGAGTGCAGAAGGAGTGGCCGAGTGCCACGGATCGTCAGCTTCATCGTCTTCATTGGAAACCCACCTTTCTTGCTCACAAGAGCCCTTGCCTCGCCAGGCCCGGCCAAGCCGTGCCAGGCCTCGCCGAGCCAGGCCAGGCCCGGCCATGCCGAGCCAGGCCTCGCCGAGCCAGACCCGAACCCACGCTCGGGTACCGCCCCCGAGATCGCTTGCCGTGGATGTTCACCAGAACCCTCGCCGAGCCGCGCCATGCCGTGCCCCACCTGGCCCAGCCATGGCACGAAGTTCAACGCCTCGCCTTCCCGAGCGCGCGCAGCGGCGCTCGCAGAGAATCGAGGTGCGCCTCGATGTCGGAAGCGCGACGGCGCTCCTCGTCACTGAGCATCTGAGTTGCGACGTTGGAGGCGCGGCTCGCGCCCGACGACAGCGCTTTACGCGCCTCTCGCAGAGCGTCCTTCTGCGCCCTGTCGGCCTGCTCTCGCGGAGTCACAAGCTCGTACTCTCCAGGCTTCGTGGACTGGAGGTCTCGCTTGCAGTTCTTGAGCAGTTCCTTCCGAGCACTGAGCAACAGAGACGCGAAGAGAAGGCGGTTCTTCTCGCACCTCCGGACGTAGTCCTTGTCTCGCTCGCCGGGGCCACGAACTGGCACCTCGCTCAACCCGGCAGCGGTGTAGAGCGCGGCGGTTGGGATGGACTCGCCGTACTGCATTTGAAGCACACGGGTCACGATGCCGGCCCAGGGGCGCGGGTTGGATTCCTGGTGTGCAGTCGTTGTCGAAGAGCCTGAGTCGAACATTGATCCTCCTTCGGAAGAGCGCCCGCGGAATCGAACCGCGGAGCGAGTCACCACCCGTGGCGGATGAGGCCGGGCGGTGACGCGCTGCCGATCGCGCTCGAAGCGCCGGTCTCTCCCGGCTGTCACGCCTGTTGCCCGAGGCCTCGGAGGGGCCCGTCCAGGTCGGCGTTCACCCAGATTCGATCACCCGAACCGCGTCTCGGTCTCGGGCTGCGCGCTCTTGCTCGCGTCGGCGAAGCGGTCGCCGCCGTTCGCGCCGAACTCGAAGGACGTGTCCTCGGTGGCGGCGCTGTCGTGTCCGTCGGAGGCGTCGGCGACCTCGCGCACGCGGTCGAGGTAGAGCTCGCGCACGCCGCGCGCGGTCTCGGCGAGGAACTGGATCTCCTCCACCGGCAAGACCTTCGGCTCGCCCTTCTCGTCGCGCACGACCTCGAAGACGGGCACCGCGTAGTTGCCGCTCTTGTTGGCGATCATCTCGGCGCTCATCTGCGTCTCGAAGGCGAAGAGCGGGATGTTGGAGCGCGCGCCGTTCACGACGCGCTTGCCGAGGAAGTACTTGTTGAGGAAGGCCTTCCAGGGGTCCATCGCGGTCTTCTTCGCGCGGAGCATCACGAGCTCGCCCGTGTCGCGCTCCATCGCGACGACGTTGTGCACGTCGCCGCATCGGCGCGTGCGCTTGCCGTTCTCCATGCGCCACTGCGCGTCGGGGCACCCGACGCACGCGCGCGTCGTGCCGTCCTCCATCGTGCCGGTGACGTTGTCCCAGCTCGAGCATCGGCGCTTCGTCCCCTCGCCCTGCACGAACTCCGTCCACGCGCGCGACTTGTGCAACACGAGCAGCACGAGGCGCTTCGTCTTCTCCGTCTTCTCGGTGACGGTGTTCACCCACACCGACTTCGGAGGCACCTCGCCGTCGATCATCCCGTTGAAGTTCAGCGTGATGCTCGCGAGCCGGAAGTCGCTCGCGTCGGCCTCCTCGAGGCCGGTCACGCCGACGTCGATGCCGCCGAGGATGTCTGCGCGCGCCATGCTGCTCGGCGTGCTCGTGGCGAGCGCGGTGGTCTCGCTCGGCGTAGTGTCGTTGCTCTTCTTGCTTGCCATGGTTCGTTCGTTCCTTCGTTCGCTGGTTCGTTCGTGGTGCTGGTTGTTCAGGCGACCTCGGGTAGGAGGTCGGAAAGGTCGAGGCCGCGGAGGGCGCGGTCGATCTGCGCGGCGGTCGTCTCGCTCACGTGCCCATCGCCCAGGCACTGCTGCCGGAATGGGCAGCGGCCGCACTGCTCGCCGAGCTGCTCCACGAAGCGCCCCATGCGCACGGTGCCGACGATGGTGCGCAGCGACACGCGCAAGCGCGCGACGTCGTCGGGGCTGCGCCGCGATTCGAGCCAGATGGCTTCGGCCGCGGGCTCGCGGTCGGTCGGCGTGGCCGACCAGATCGTGTCCTTGCCCGCGCGCTTCTTCGTAACGAGCCCGTCCTCGGCGAGCGCGCGCAGGGCGCCGCCGATCGAGTGCGTCGAGACCGGCCAGCCGCGGCGCGCCACGCGCACGAGCAACTCCTTGCTCGTGTCGCTCGACTCGCGGACCGCGGCGAGCACCGCACGCAGGCGCTCGTGCGATGCGTACGAGCGCAGGTGCACGATGTGGATGCTCTCGGGATGCAGGCCAAGACGCGTCTCGCGCTCGGTGCCCGGCCAGAGCACGCCCTCGCGGAGGGCGTGGCTGTAGATGCCCGTCTGGTAGCCGTGGTCGAGCACGACCTGGTGCGGCCGCCGCTCGCCCGTCTTCCAGTCGGCCAGCGCCACGGCGCGGCCGGGCTCGGCGCCGCGCGGCTCGTAGACCAGATCGATGGTGCCGCCGAGCGTGTAGCCGTCGAGCTCGACGACGAAGGGCGCCTCGATGGCGATGATGCGCGCAGCGCGCTCGCTGACGGTGCGAAGCGCGCCGAGCACCATCCAGCGCGCGACGATGCGCTCGTGCTGGGGCGACGCATCGCCCCAGTCGATGGGGCGGCCCTCGGCGGCGCGCACGAGCTCCTCGTCGAGCACGGCGTCGACGCGCTGGGGCGATGGCAAGCGGCCCTCGAGGACGGCGCTGGCCATGGGCTCGCGCCCGAGGGCGCGCTCGATCACGCGGTGCACGGCCGTGCCGACGGTCGGGCGCCAGTGGGCCGTCGCGCGCTCGCGCTCGATGCCCGCGGCCTCGGCGTCGCGCTCGTAGCGGTAGCGGCGGCCGCACCCGTCCTGCGAGGCGAAGGCGCCGAGGGCGGATTGGCGGATCGGGTCGGCAGCGGTGCCGAAGCGCCGGTAGTCCCAGGCGGTCATGCGGCTTCCGCAGTGGCTGGCTCGAATCCGGCCGCGACATCGAGCTCACGCAGGAACCCGGAGAACCGATCGCGAGCCGTGTTCCACGAGCACAGGTACGGCGGCCTCAGGACCGCGTCCGAGAACGCCACGCCGAAGGAACGGCCCTGTCCGTGGTCGTGGCACTTCGCGCACGGAGCGCTCGTCGGCGCGAACTCGCCGAGGTGCCAGTCGCGTTCGCATGAGCCGAACAAGTCCCGTCGCTCGATCGCGAGCGCGACGAGATCGGCGCGCGTGACGAGCTGCGATTGTATGGGCGGGAGACCGAGCGTCTTGCGCACGACCTCGTCGATGCGAGCCGCCACCGTCTCGAAGTCGGAGACGTCGCGCGAGATGCCCGCAACCATCGCCCGCTTGAGCGGGGACACGATGTCGCCGTAGTACGCCTCGGCTGCGTCGTGGAGCAGGCCCTCACGCACGATCGCGGGCGGCGCGCCCCACGAGGCGAGAAGGTCAGCTACGAGCATCGAGTGATGCGCGACCGAGTAGGGTTCGCCCGAGGTGTGGCCGTTGAACCGCACGATGCGCGAGAGCGCGTGTGCGATGTCGTCGACTCGGATCATGTCCGGCTTCGGATCGAGAAGGTCGAAGGGAATCCCGCTCACCGTCTGCACCCACGTCACGCGTCACCTCCACGCACCACAAAGGCAGCGCGGCGCACCGCGCTGCGGAACACAGGGTCGGCGGACAGCGCGGCGATCGCCGCGACCATGCCGAGGTTGCTCGCGGTCGGAAGCGCAGCGCGCACGCGCCCACCGCCCGCGCACTCGCAGGTGCGCGCGCTCGTCTCAGTGCACGGCTCGAGGCAGAGCGCGCACCACGTCACGGAGCCGCGGCTCATCGCGCGTGCTCCGCGTTGCGGAACAGGTCGGCCAGCGCCTCGGCGAGGTCGGCGCCCGAGCCATAGAGGATCGGCGCGCCGCGCCGCTCGCCAGCGATCCGCACCGCGTGCCCATCGGCGGGCACGAACGACGCATGCATGCGCGTGATGCCCGCGGCACGGATGCGCCGCTCGGTGGCCAGGAGCGACGCGGCGACCGCGCGCTCGAGCAACTCGGCCGGCATCGGCTCGCGCGGCGTGGTGGCCCCGCCCGCGCGCGGCATGTCCGCCAGCGCGAGGATCGGCCGGTGCGGTGCACGCGCACTGGGGCGCCGCACGAACGGAACGACCCGGCCGCTCACGCCGCCCTCCCGAAGAGCATCACGGTGCTCAGCGGCAGCGTGCCCGCGCCCTCACACGTCGTGCACGCCACGTGGCGTGCGTCCGCGCGCTCGGTGCCGTCGGGCCAACGCTCGCAGTCGTAGCCGCGCCCGTCGCAGTCGTAGCAAGGCGCGGTCGCGGCAGCGACGCGCGCGCCGCATCGCCGCGAGCGCTCACGCGTCGCGCGACCGTAGCGGACGGTGCCGGGGCCACCGGGGGCGACGCGCGGCGACGAGCTGCGCGAGAAGCGCCAGTACTCGACGTTCGCGAGGTTGCGCGCGTGCTCGATCTCGACCGCGAGCTCGGCCGGCGTCATCGCGCGCAGCTGCTCGTCGGTGGGCGCGCTCGTCGCGGGCTCGTGCCCGCGACCGTGGCAGTGCGTGCAGCCGTCGCCCACGCAGCGCGCGCACGCCTCGTCGTCGCTCCCCGTGTCGATGTGGTCCGCCGAGTAGCGGGCCGCCTGCGTCGTCGTGCTCATGCGGGCCTCCATCGCCGCGCATCGCTTCGTGCGGTGCGTCGTGGCGATAGCAGGTTTCTACTGGACCTCGGCCCGACTCGCAACAGGTTTCTGTTCGGCCGTGTGAGATTGCTCACGGTAGGCCCTGCTCGGGTCGTGGATGCTCGGTGTGCCGTCGACGTGGGACGGGGAGGTCACCGTGAAGCTGTTGATCTGGGTCTCGATGGCGCTTGTCGCAGCGCCTGGGTGTTGCTTCTGTCCCCCCGGACCTTCCGGGCCGCCGTCGACGTACGTGTCCGCACCGAGCGCCCCTGTGCCTGCTGGGCCGGCGATCGAGACCTCGGCGTGCGCGGTGCAGGACTCCTACCAGGAGAACGAGGTGGCAGCAGCTCAGACCTATCCGCCTGGCGCCCACATCATCGTCACGGGCGTGGTCGACAGTGTGGGCGTCTCGCTCGGCGACACCATCATCCATCCGCGGCGATGCATGTTCGCGATGGTTCGTCTCCGTGAAGGGCAGCAGTCGATTGCGGCGACGCTGCGCCCCGGGGACCGGTTCCGCGCGGACTGCACGATGGGCACCTACGTGCTCGCGGCAAGCTTCGACGACTGCACGGTGACCGTCGAATGACGCGCGCCGCGATGGCCGTGGTGGCGGTGATCTGGGCGTCCGGCTGTTCGACGACGACGTGCCCCTGCGAAGACGCGGCGGTCGACGCGGCGGTCGACGCCCCGCCGGCGAACGGAACGATCATCATCACCGTGATCGAGCCGGATGCGGGGCCGAGGGAGGCCTCGTAGAGCGTGTCAGTCCGAGCCCGCGCGGATCGACGATCGATCCGTATGGCAGGACCGGAGGAGTGGGAGGGTGCAGCCGCTGAGCTGCTCGATGCGACGTGCACGACCGCGCCCGTTGACGCGCTGGAACTCGCGGCGGCATGTGGCCTCGAGGTGCGCACTCGCCCGCGTGCCGGCGCCATGCTCGACGGATCGTTGCTCTGGGTCGAAGACCGGGCGCGCCCCGAGCGGCTCCAGGGGCTCATCGCGCACGAGCTCGGCCACCTGGCGCTCGACCGCGCGCGCATCGAGCAGAGCGAACGCGGGGCGACGTACGTGGGCGGCGCGCTGCGCCTGCCTCGGCGCGAGATGCTGCGCGACCTTCGCGAGACCGCGTGGTCGATCGCGGCGCTCCGTGAGCGCCATCCACACGCGAGCGCGACGGCGATCGCCGTGCGCATCACGCAGCTGCGCACGGCGTGTGTCGCGCTCTTCGACGTCGCCGGGCGCGTGCGACCATGGCGCGTCGCCGGCGAGAACATCGGACGCGACCTCGCCGCGCGTCCGACCGCGCTCGAGCACGAGCTCGCGCTCGAAGCGTGGCAGGAGGGGCGCGAGGTGCGCCGCGGCGAGCTCGTCGTGGCCACGCCGCTGCGGGACTACGCGCCCGGCGAGCACCGCGTGCTCGTCGTCGGGCACGCGGCTGAGCTCAGGGCGGCCGCGTGAGCAGCTCAGCGGCGAGGCTTCGCGGGCGGGAGGCGACGCTGCCCGCGCGCCTCGTCGATCTTCGCAGCGATCGGCTCGCCCCGTCGCTCGACGACCTTGCCAGCGTCCTCGGCGAGCCACCCGCGGTGAGCTATCTCGAACGCCCCGATCGCCATGTCGCCACTGCTGAGACGGATCGAGCGAAGACGCTTCGCGTGCTCGTCGCTCACGGGCCGCCCGATGGCCGCCTGCCCGGCGATGTAGGCCTCGGCGTTCGGGGTCCCGCGAGCGTCGTCGCGGTCCACTGTGCGCCCGACGAAGTCGCGGTAATCGGGCGCGTCGCCGAGCGACTCGTCGGTGAAAAACCGAGGTCGGATGTCGAACGCTTCGATCATCCGCGCGATCTTGTCCTCCTTCGGACACGTGACGCCGTTGATCCACTGCGTGACGGCGGACTGGCTGTAGCCGAGGCGCTTCGCGATCGCGTCTTGCGCCTGCCCATCCCGGCCATTCATCTGAACGAGGGCGGCACGCATGCGCCGTCCACCAAGGGGCCAACTGGTCGCCGTCATCAGAAACTTACTAGGCGCTGCATGGAGCGCGTCCAACCAGTTTTCTGTTGCGCTCGCCGCGCACGTCCAGTAGAAAGCTGCTGGTATGCCCGACGATGTCGAACGGTTGCCCGCTGTCGAGCGGTTCAAGGCATGGCGCGCGTGGCGCGGATGGAGCCAGTCCGAGGCGGCCGCCGCGCTGGGGTGCTCGCAAGCGCTCGTGAGTCAGATCGAGCGGGGCGACGCTGTCGTCTCCAAGCTCGCGCTCGCCGTCCGCATCGAGCACGCCTCGAAGGACTGGCCCGAGGGGCCGATCCGCGTCGCTGAGTGGGTGGCTGCCGACGAGCACCCGACCACCATCGCCACGCCTGCCGACCTGCCGGAGTGCGCGTGAGCGGCGCGCCCACCACTGCGCAGGCGCGTCGTGAGGCGCGAAGGTCCACCTGGGCCGTCTTCCTGCACGCACTGCTCGCGCCCGCGGGCGCGGTGTCGCAGGCCGAGGCCGCGCGCCTCACGGGCGCGGGGCTCACCAAGATCGCGCAGTGGTGCTCGCCCGAGCACGCGTCGCAGATGCCCGTGAGCGACGTCGAGGCGCTGCCGGAGGCGGCGCGCATCGCAGTCGTCGAGCGCATCCTCGGGCCCGGCTACCGCGTCGCGCGCGTCGAGGCCGAGGCGAGCGTCGGCGACGACCTGCGCGCGATGGCGCGCATCGCTCAGCAGGGAGGCGAGGTCGTGGCGCGCTATGCGGCCGCGCTCGCCGACGACAACATCTCGCCCGAAGAGGCGGGGCAGATGCTGCCCGTGGTGCGCGAGCTCGCGCGCTCGCTCGCGACGCTCGAGCACGACCTCGTCGAGACGGTGAAGGAGCGTGGCCGGCGGCGGCTGCGCGCGGTGGGTGGGCGATGACCGCGCCCGCCAAGACCTGCGTCGATGTCTTCGCCGATGCCGCCGACGATCGAGGCGCCGACGAAGAAGGTCGAGGTTCAGATCACACTCGAAGGCGAGCCCGAGGTGTTGGCGGTGATGCTGACGCGGTGGCGAGTGCTGACCGCAGAGCAGGTTGTGGCTCTCGATCGTCTGGCCGACGGATGCGTCGGGACGCCGAACCTCAGCTCGAAGATCCAGGCCTGTCGCTCTGTCTGGGATGGGGCGACGAGGCAACTGACGAAGGCGCTGACCTGTGTGGACCCGATGGTCCCCGTGGTCGTTCGAGAAGAGTGACGAGCGTACCGGGCGACACGTGCGCCCGGCTGTTCTGCCCACTCGAGCGCGATGGTGCGCTCGAGTGGGAGTGATGTCCCGCAAGACGACAACCCCCAAACAACCCAGCTCGCCGCACGCAAACCTCGGGCGGCGGGCACCTCTCGGCGCCGATGGCGATGAACGACACCACGAGCTCGACGACATCGCGGCAAGGGCAGCTGATCGCGCTTCCGGCGCGCAAGCGCTCGCTGAGCGAGGCGCATCGCCTTCACCTTGCCGCGTCGGGGCTCACGGACGAGAGCATCGCCATCGGCGGCTTCTACACGGAGCGCGATCCTGGTTCGATCGCCGGCATCCTGCATTGGCGCAGCTGGCCGCGCGGGCGCGGCGACGTTCTCGTCATCCCCTTCTCGCTGCCGGGCCAGAGCGAGCCCTTCTTCGCGCGCGTGCGCCCCGACCAGCCGCGCGCGAACGAGAAAACAGGCAAGGTCGTCAAGTACGAGCAGCCCAAGGACACGCCGATCGCCCCCTACTTCCCGGCGCGGGCAATCGCCGGCGGGTGGCTCGCCGACGTCGCGCGCCCGCTGGTGTTCACCGAGGGTGAGAAGAAGGCCGCGCTGCTCGATCAACTGGGCTTCGCTGCCGTGGGTGGCACTGGCGTCTCGTGCTTCCACGACGCGCAGCACCGGCACGACGAAGGCAGCTACCGCCTGCACGAGCTCATTCGCAAGCACGTCATCGTGACCGGCCGCGTGTGCTTCATCGCGTTCGACTCGGACGCCAAGAGCAACGACCAGGTGATGCGATCGGCGGACGTGCTCGCGGCGATGCTCCGCTCCGAAGGCGCCGCCGATGTGCGCTTCGTCGAGATTCCCGAAGGTGATGGCGGGGCGAAGCTGGGCATCGACGACTTCTTCGTGCGCGCCGGCGAGGCGCCCACGCGCGCGCTCTTCGAGACTGCGGCCTCGGTGACCGGCCAGCTGGGCGGGGACCGCTTCACGCTGCTCACGAGCTTCCGCGCGCTCGCCGGCCTGCCCGTCGACGAAGCGCTCCGCATGCCCTCGGGCTACGACCTCGGTCGCGCAGGCGAGCTCACGAGGTGGACCGACGAGGGCAAGGCCGAAGTCGTCGAGCGCGCGCCCATCTTCATCGCGCGCTTCGTGACCGACCTCTACACCGGCCACGAGAAGGCCGAGCTCGTGTTCCGCCGCGCGGGTGGGTGGCGCACGGTGCAGGTCGAGAGGCGGGCCATCGCCGACTCACGCATGCTCGTCGCCGAGCTCGCGCCCGTGGGCGGCCCCGTCGACAGCAACACGGCCAGCGACGTCGTGCGGTGGCTGCGTGACTTCGAGGCGGTGAACGAGCGCCGCATGCCACGCGCCACATCGCTCGGGCGATGTGGGTGGCACCGTGTCGACGAGCACGTGGTGTTCGCGCTCGGCGGCGAGGTGCTTGCACGCGAAGGCGCGGACCCGAGGGTCGTCGTCGAGCGCGGAGCTGACCGCGCGCGCCTGTGGCGAGGGCTCCATGTCGCGGGGAGCTACGAGGGGCACCTCGAGGCGCTGCGGCGAGCGTGGGATGCCTCGCCCATCTGCGCGGCCGCCATCTGCGCTGCCCTCGCTGCGCCCCTCCTGCGTCCGCTCGCGGCCCCGCTCTTCGCGGTGCACCTCGCCGGCGACAGCTCGAGGGGCAAAAGCTCGATGCTCAAGGTCGCAGCGAGCGTCTACGGGGCCCCGCAGGACGAAGAGTGGGTCACGAGCTGGAACGCCACCTCGGTGGGCCACGAGGTGCGCGCCTCGCTGCTCTGTGACCTCCCGCTCTGCATCGACGAAGCGGGCGTCGTGGAGCCGAAGGAACGAGAGCGCGCGGTCTACATGCTCATCAACGGCGTGGGGCGTGTCCGCGGCGCGAAGGAAGGCGGGCTTCGCGAGGGGCACTCGTGGCGCACCGTCGTGCTCTCGACGGGCGAGCGCATGCTGGCCGAGCAGGAGGCAGCAACGGGCGCGCAGGTGCGCGTCCTGCAGTTCCTCGTGAGCGGGTTCGGCAAGCTCGATGCGCCGGGTGTAGATGGGCTGCGCAGGGCCTGCGAGGAGAACCACGGCCAGGTCGGCATCGAGTGGCTGGGCGCGCTGCTCGAGACATCCGACGAGGAGTGGGTCGCGCACCGGGCGGCGCTCAGGGCACGCACCAAGGCGCTACAGGAACGAGCGCGCGAGCCGCTGCGGGCTCGACAGGCGGGCTTCTTCGCGCTGCTCGAGCATGTGGAATCCATCGCTCACTCGGTGCTCGGCATCGGTCGAGAGAACGGGGCCACGATGAGGGCCCTCTTCGAGACGCCTGGCGACGCGGGTGTCGTCGTGCAGACGGCGGCCGCGCGTGCGCTCGACACGGTGCGCGAGTGGCTCGCGCGCTCCCCGCGCAGCTTCCCGCGCCTCGTGACGAGCTCGTCGGGGCAGCGCGTGCCCAAGCGGGACGGGCCGCAGAGCGATGTCTGCGGCTACGTCGACGACCACGACAACGAGGTCCTGCTCGTGCCCGGCGCGCTGCGTGGCTACCTCGGTGAACGAGGGATGGACGCGAACATCGTCACGCGCGAATGGCGGGCAGCGGGCCTCCTGCGGTGCGACGAGGGCCTGTGCACCACGACCGCGCGCATCGACGGCAAGAAGGTCCGCGTGATGGCGCTCGGCGGCGAGCACGCTGGCCTCGAGGAACCAAACACCGACTGGGGTGGCGATGGGTAGCGCGCAGCAGTCGATCTTCGGCTTCGAGGTGGAACAGGTGGAACGGGTTGGAACGGGTGCGCCCGTGTCTGCCCGTTCCACCTCCAATCGTCCGAAGAGACTGACGAAAACCACCGTCGTTCCGTCGATGGAACAGGTGGAACGGCCAGCGGAGACATTCCTACACGCGCGCGTGAGCGAGGGTGATGGGGTCGTGTGCGCGCCCGCGCGCATTAGTGATGTAGTGGATACCCGTTCCACCTGTTCCACCTGTTCCACCGATGCGAAAACCCTTGTGGGACAAGGGAATGAGGTGGAACGGGTGGAAGCGACGGAACCCGTTCCACCCCGTTCCACCGAGGAAAACAGCGAGATTCTCTCGCTCGAGGTGCGCTATCTCGCCGACCTGCCCGTCCCGTGCACGCTCACGCTCGACGTGCGCGGTGTGGGCGAGGTGCTGGTCTCGACGTCGCGCACGCGCGTCGAGCTTGAGCGCAGGGCTGGGCGCCCCGTGTGGGCGCCTCTGGGCTTCGAGTTGGCCGCCTATGCCGTGCAGGAGGACCGAGCGCGACCCGAGGACTGGCAAGGCTGGTGCGCGCGCCTGCGGGCGCGTGGGTGGCGCCTCGACGAGCGGGAGGCGTTCGGTGGTGCAGCGGGCGTGGAGGACGCGTGGAGGGCCGCCCGGCGCACGGGCGCGCCCCAGGAGCCACGCATCGCGCTGAGGCGCCTCCTGCGCCTCGTGGGGGCGCACCTCGTGTCCTGCGAGGTCGAGGGCGCGCCGAGCGCCCAGGAGAGCGCGGAGGTGGCGTGGTGATGGCATCCCACCGGGCAGGGGTCGGCGGTTACGCAGGCACGAAAATTCCGCCCCGGGC